ACTGCAGCCCTCAACGCGTACCTAGACAGTTTGGTTACGGACACCGGTTTGGACACGTCGGTACAAGAGCCTGTTTTCTCAACGGGTACTGAAACAACAACAACAACGACAGACACCGGAACTGACGTTGACACCGGAACGGACGTTGACACCGGAACGGACGTTGATACCGGAACTGGAGTAGAAGTCGACGACACCGTTGATGACGTGGTCGACAATACCGTTGACGACACCGTTGACGACACCGTTGATAATACTGGAACTGGAGTAGAAGTCGACGATACCGTTGATGACGTGGTTGACGACACCGTTGATGACGTGGTCGACGATGTTGTTGATGACGTGGTTGACGATGTTGTTGACGACACCGTTGATGACGTGGTCGACGACGTGGTTGATCCCAATCAGCCGCCGTACGATCCCGGTTTAGATACCGACCCGCCGTATGACCCAGACCCAGACCCAGAACCGCCGTATGACCCAGACCCAGAACCGCCGTATGACCCAGAGCCTCCGGGTGAGTACGAACCCGAGGTTTGCCCGCCGGGGTACAGCCGTCAGAACATCGGTGGCCGGTTCGTCTGTGTTCCTCAGACCAGCGGTCCGATGCGTCCAACTGTGGCTCCGCGCTACACGCCGGTTGCCACCTACGCACCTGAGTATCAGGAGCTTGGGTATGGTGGTGCGTACATGTACGACCCGCGTCTGGTTGGTGGCACGTCGACCTATGAGAACATTGGTCAGAACATGAACCAAGTGTTCCAAGAGGAGCTTGGGCGTAACATCCAAGCGCCGGGTCTGGAGTATTACGGCGAGCAACTGCTGTACGGACGTCCGATCCAAGACATCCGACAGGAGGTTGGCAACTCACCGGAAGCTCAAGGTCTGGTGATGCCGCCACCTGCGCCACCGCCACCACCGGCTGGTATCGGTACGCTGAGGGCGCAACAGTTCGTGAGTAAGATGTACGCCAAATGACGACTGATCTGAGTATCGTACCGGAGGAGGTCCTTAAAGAGGCCCTCCTCCTCATGGAGAGCAAGGCGAAGTTCGACCTGCAGGAAGCTGCGCAGAAGAACTTCATGCCGTTCGTTCACCATGTGTACGATAACTTCATCGAGGGTGCGCATCATCGTAAGATTGCGGAGAAGCTCGAGGCGGTAGCTGATGGCAAGCTGAAGCGGTTGATCATCAACATGCCGCCTCGACACTCGAAGTCTGAGTTCGCGTCGTACTTGCTTCCGGCATGGTTTCTAGGGCGCAACCCAAAGCTCAAGATCATCGAGACAACGCACAACACAGACCTTGCCACGCGTTTCGGTCGTAAGGTGCGTGACCTTATCGATGACCCGGAATATCGGCGCATCTTTCCGGAAACCAAACTGCGCGAGGATAACAAGAGTTCTGGCAGCTGGGGGACCACGCACGGCGGTGAATACTACGCTGCGGGTGTAGGTTCAGCCATTACCGGTCGCGGCGCCGACCTGCTGGTTATTGACGACCCTCACTCAGAGCAGGACGCGTTGTCTCCGACCGCGTTCGAACATGCGTACGAGTGGTACACGTCGGGTCCGAGACAGCGTCTACAGCCGGGTGGGTCTATTATCGTGGTTATGACACGATGGGGAACGTCGGATCTTACAGGGCGTTTGCTTGATCGGATGGCGTCTGACCCGCTCGCAGACCAATGGGAGGTTGTTGAGTTCCCAGCCATCCTACCAAACGAAAAGCCACTTTGGCCTGAGTTTTGGGACGTTGAGGGTTTGCTTTCTGTTAAGGCCTCTCTGCCTGCGCAGAAGTGGGAAGCTCAGTGGCAACAGAAGCCAGTTTCATCCCAGAGTTCGATCGTTAAGCGCGAGTGGTGGCAAGAGTGGGATAAAGAGAAGATACCGGACGTCGATTACATTATTCAGGCGTACGATACTGCGTTCGGAAAGTCGGAAAGCGCTGACTATTCGGCCATCACGACGTGGGGTATTTTCAACGCCGAAGACGGTGGCGGCGATAACATCATACTGCTCGATGCCCGTAAGGGTCGATGGAACTTCCCCGAGCTGAAGGAAGTCGCGTTCGATGAACACAAGTATTGGGAACCCGATCTGGTCCTTGTCGAAGCCAAGGCCTCCGGGCGACCTTTGATTGACGAGTTGTCGCTTCGCGGCATCACAGCATTGCCGTTCTCGCCCGGTAAGCGCAAGGGTGGCGGGGGCATCGACAAGGTGTTCCGGATGAACCTAGTCTCGCCCCTATTCGAGTCGGGCAGAGTCTGGTATCCTAAGAACAAGCGGTTTGCCGAGGAGGTCATCGAAGAGATGGCTGCGTTTCCCTTTGGCGCCCATGATGACTATTGTGACAGCGCGACACTGGCCTTAATGCGCTTTAGGGAAGGTCGGTTTGTCCGGTTGCAAACAGATGTTGAGGAGGAAGAGTACATTCCGCCTCGTAAACGGGAGTATTACTGATGGCTCTTCCTCCGATCGTCGATAGGGGTTCCATGCAAGGTGGACCTGATGAGGAGGCTCTTGGGGTTGAAATCCCCGTAGATGAGCCGATCGATTTCGGTCAAGGTGCCGTCATCACCGACACTGAGGACGGCGGTGCGCTGATCCAAGCGGCTGAGGAGATGTTGGCTGAGGAAGGCCCTATCGACATCCCGCACAACGCCAACTTGGCTGATTACCTCGATCCGGCGTATCTCAGCGAAATTTCGTCAGAGCTTCGCGGTGCGTATGAGGCTGATCTGGAGTCGCGCAGCGAGTGGGAAGAGACCTACGTTGAGGGTTTGGATCAACTTGGCGCTAAGACAGAGACGCGTGACAATCCGTTCGAGGGCGCCAGTGCAGTTACACACCCGCTGATCTCCGAATCTGTGATCCAGTTCCAAGCGGCAGCATACAAGGAAATCCTCCCGTCGAGCGGCCCGGTTCGTACGATGATCGTCGGCGCTAAGACGATGGAAAAGGAGATGCAAGCGCAGCGTGTCAAAGACTTCATGAACTGGCAAATTCTCAACGAGATGCCGGGTTATGATCAGGATACGGATCAACTGCTTTTCTATCTCCCGCTATCCGGATCGGTGTTCAAGAAGGTCTATTTTGACGAAGCGCGGCAGAAAGCCGTGTCTAAGTTTGTACCTGCACAGGATATCGTTGTTCCGTACTCAGCGACTGATCTCGAGACTTCTCCGCGCATCACACATCGCCTTCAGATGCAGTCTAATGAGATTCGCAAACTGCAGGTTGCTGGTTTCTATCGCGATGACGTTGATCTGACTCCAGCTCAAGAGGATGACGACAAGGTCCGTGACAAGGTCGATGAAATCCAAGGCACCAAGGAAGACGAGACCTACGACGAGACCCACACGCTTCTGGAAATTCACGTCGAACTTGATCTTGAAGGCTTCGAGGATTTGGGTCCGGACGGTGAGCCAACCGGCATTGCGCTGCCTTACATCGTGACCATCGACGATGGGTCTGGTGAGGTCTTGGCTGTTCGACGAAATTTCGCTGAGGGCGCCGAGTTGGCGGAACGCCGCGAGTATTTCGTGCATTACCGCTTTATGCCGGGTCTTGGGTTCTACGGTTTTGGTATCCTGCACCTTATCGGCGGTCTTGGTAAAGCGGCCACGTCTATCCTCCGTCAGTTGATCGACAGCGGTACGCTGGCCAACCTACCGGGTGGTTTCAAAGCCAAAGGCATGCGCGTTTCGCGGCATGATGAGCCAATACAACCGGGCGAGTGGCGCGACATCGACGTTCCGGGTGGTTCTATTCGAGACAGCCTGATCCCCCTGCCGTACAAGGAGCCGTCGTCTACACTGGCCGCGCTCTTGGGTTCTCTCATCGATGCAGGTCGTCGTTTCATGTCGATGGCTGACGAGCAGATTGAGAACATGGGTCAGGAGGCTCCTGTTGGCACGACAATGGCCATCTTGGAGCGCGGCACTAAGACCCTGTCCGCGGTTCACAAGCGCCTCCACGCAGCGCAGAAGAAGGAGCTGAAGCTGCTCGCGCAGGTCTTCGCGGAGTACCTGCCTCCGGAGTATCCGTACGAGGTGTACGGAGCGGAGTCGACGGTAAAGGCTGAGGACTTCGACGGTCGGGTTGACGTCATACCAGTCAGCGACCCAAACATCTTCTCAATGGCGCAGCGGGTTACGCTGGCGCAGAGCCAGTTGCAGATGGCGCAAACCAACCCGCAGCTGCACAACCTGCATGCCGCGTACCGCCGTATGTACGAGGCGCTTGGTGTTGAGAACATCGAAGAGATTCTACCACCACCTCCACAGCCGCAACCCACAGACCCGGCAGTGGAAAACGCCCGTGCGTTGGGCGGCAGCTTGTTGCAGGCGTTCCCGGAGCAGAAGCACGATGTCCACATTCAGATGCACGTCGCGTTTATGAAGACGCCGCTGGTGTCGACATCGCCACAGGTTATGGGGACATTGTATGCACACCTGCTTGAGCATGTGTCGCTGATGGCGCGTGAGCAAGTGGTGACTCAGGTTGAGGGTTTGATCACTCAGGTTGAGGCGCAGGCGCAATCTGGTCAGATTCCAATGCAGGAAGCGCAGATGCGCATCCAAGAGGTGCGCACCCAGATGCAGGACCCCAATGAGCTTGAGAAGGCTGTGTCTATGGAAGCGTTGGCTATCCAGCAGAAGCTGCTTGAAGAGATGCTGCCGCCACCCGCAGACCCGATGTCTGATCCTCTGGTTCAAATCCGGATGCGTGAAGTTGATCTCAAGCAAGCTGATCTTGAACGCAAAGCC